GGGGAAGTAAATACCGGTTTATGAAGGCTACTGTGTGATGATGGATGCCTCGATTCTTATATTGTATACTACTTTTTATATATTGATTTTTTATGTGCAAAAATAATAAATGCCTCCATTGATTTTATCCATCGCTATTATTTTATCCATCGCCAGTGTTGAAAGAATAAATTAAGTTATGTTCACGAATGAACGCTTTGCCTGCGATGGGATAAATAAGCAGTTGCTAATATAACCGACCAGCCGGGCATAAAGCCTCCATTAACATTCACAAATTTAAATCTTTTTTATCTTTTATCCTTGCCAACCATTTTAAAACATGCTACCATTAGGAAAAATAAAAAGATGCAATGACTCCAAAATAATGAACACCCATAATAAGCAGGTAAAATCAAAAGAGGTTAATAAACTCATATAGGTAATATCATGTTAAAAGAATTACGCGCCCAACATAGAAATATAATCCAGATGAGTTTTAATGGTTTTAAAAATAATGATATCGCTGAGAAAACTGGAATGACAGCAGCGACTATATCTGGAATTATTAGATCACCATTAGGACAAGCTTATCTTAATGGTTTGCATGATCGCGTACAAGAACAAACTTTAGACGTTCGGAAAAAGTTAATCAGTATGAATAAAGATGCATTGGATGCGTTTGAAAGATTACTTGATCCAAAAACAAAAGCACCTCACAGTGTGCAGTACAATACGGCAAAAGATATCTTAGATCGTAATGGATATAAAGCACCAGATAAGCTTTCTGTCGATATGAATATTCAAAATAAATCTGATGAAGAAATAGATGCTGAAATTGCTGCGATGGAAGCTGCTATAAAAAGAACACAGGATATTCCTAAAGCTGATGTTAAAAAAGCTGTTAGTGACGCAAAAGATAAAATAACTCATGAAGACGATTCTATAGAGGGATTTCCAACAGATTTCGATCCTTTTAATGATGTAGAAGTATGATAATTTGTGACCACTGTCTGATTGATCCCATCTATGACCTTTGTCTGATTAATACCAGCTTCAATATACTGATCTTAACTTTATATAATAATTATACCCTGATTGATCCCAGCTCAATTTAGCTTGACTAATCTTTTTATTGTACAAATTAATTTAACTTTCTAATCGGATTTAACTTATGGTTGATTTTAATATCCTGCCCAGGGAACAAAAAGAAGAGTATCTAAAGCTGCTCAAGATTAAGAATCAACGATTAAGTCAAAATAAAATTAATATATTCTTTCCTGAGGAAGGCCCATTAAGTCGGTTTAACTATCCTAAGCATATGGAATTCTTTAAGGTTGGTAAAGAATATGCTGAGCGCTGCATTATGGCCGCGAATAGAGTTGGAAAAAGCGAATCAATTGGTGCGTATGAAATGACTTGTCACTTAACTGGAAGATATCCATCATGGTGGGAAGGACATAAATTTGATAGACCGATAAATGCCTGGGCAGCAGGAACAACTGGAACAACAGCCCGTGATATTGTACAGTATAAACTCATTGGGCCTCCAGAAGATTTTGGTACAGGCTTAATTCCAGCCAAGTATATAATTAAGACGAGTCCTAAAGCAGGCGGCGTTCCTAATGCAGTAGACACTATCTTAGTCAGGCATGTGTCTGGAGGCACGAGTCGATGTAAAATCAAGTCGTATGCAGAAGGCCGGAAGTCTTTTGAAGGTACAGAACAAGACATAATCTGGCTTGATGAAGAATGTCCAATGAGTGTATATACCGAATGTGTAACGCGAACAATGACAACAAACGGTTTGATTATGTTAACATTCACTCCGTTAGAAGGGCTCACTGATACAGTTCTCCAATTCATGCCTCAAGGAGAAATTAGACCAGGCTCCAATGGAAGTAAATATCTAATCATGGCCACATGGGACGATGCACCTCATCTCTCCCATTTGCAAAAAGAAAAATTATTCAACGCATTACCTCCACATCAAAGAGAAGCCAGGTCTAAGGGTATTCCTCAACTTGGAAGTGGCGCAATTTATCCTATTCTTGAATCTAATGTGGTTGTAAAAGATTTTCCTATTCCCGATCATTGGCTTCGCTGTTATGCGTTGGATGTCGGTTGGAAAAAGAATGCAGCATTATGGGCAGCTACAGATCCAACATCAAATATAACTTATCTTTATTCAGAGTATTACGTCGGACAAACGGAACCGATTATATGTGCTGATGCAATTAAGACTCGCGGTAATTGGATACCCGGCGTCATTGATCATGCAGCTCATGGAAGATCACAAATAGACGGACAAAACTTATTCTCTATTTATATTTCTCAAGGGCTGGATTTAACTAATGCGAATAAATCAGTCGAAGCCGGAATTTACAAAGTCTGGCAAATGCTCAGTACAAACAGGCTTAAAGTATTCTCAAGTTTAGTGAACTGGCTTAATGAATTTCGAATCTATCGCAGAGACGAAAACGGTAAGATTGTAAAAGATAATGATCACTTGATGGATTGTATGCGATATCTTGTCATGTCTGGTCTTGATCGCGCTATTGCTCGTCCTTACTGGGAACTTGAAGCATACGAAGAAAGTGATATTTACGAAGTTGGTGAAAGAGATTCTATTACGGGATATTAATTTGTTCATGTGTGAACATATTTTATTAAATTTATTATTATCGTGAATAACAAAAGGTTATTAGGTTTATGGCAATTGAAGATGAAATAATCATTGAAGATGAACCAAATCAGAATTTTTCCCAATGGGCTGTAGAAGAACCTGTGGATAACATCATCAACATGGAAGATCAAGCTGAATCTTTAGATGACACATCCTTAGTGAATGATGAAGTTCTGCGGGCTGAAGCAATGATTATTTTAACAAACATTGCGGATAAACAACCTAAAGAAGTTATCTCAGACCTTACAACAAAAGTAATCGAAGGATATAAAACTGATCTGGCTACCCGTGCAGAATGGGAAGAACTAAATAAGCAGATAATCGATCTTGCGAAACTCCTCACCAAGAAGAAGACTTATGCCGGCGATCCTGTAGCAAATGTTAAATATCCTCTAATCACGAATGCTTGCATACAGTTTCATGCCAGAGCATATCCAGAAATTATAAAAGGAAATGATGTTGTTAAAAGTAAGGTAATTGGAAATGATCCAGATAATATAAAATTTAATCGAGCACAACGTATTGCGGATTTCATGTCATATCAAGTTCTTCATCATATGGAAGATTGGGAAGATGGGGTAGATCAACTTCTTATTACGTTACCTGCCATCGGATGTGCTTTCAAAAAGACTTATTACAACTCCATTGAAAAAAGAAACGAATCTCAACTTGTTTTCGCTGATGATCTTGTAGTAAATTATTATGCTGATACCCTTGAAAGAGCTCCCCGCATTACACATCGCATCTACCTTTATCCAAATGAAATTATTGAACGTATCAACTCTGGAGTATTTACAAAGTTTGAAATATCAGAACTCGGTGAAGCCACATCGGATGAGAGGTCAGACACTGATGAAGAAACTCCACATCTTTTTCTTGAACAACATCGGTGGTACGATCTCGATGATGATGGTTACCAAGAACCTTACACAGTAACTGTACATGAGCAAACTCAGAAGTTAGTTCGCATCGCTCCAAGATTTGCATCAGATGGAATTATTCGCAATGAGTCTGGAGACATAATCAAAATTGTCGCTGAGAATTATTTTACACGATATCTTTTTATGCCCTCCATAGATGGTGGTTTTTATGGTATGGGCTTTGGCAGCTTATTGCTTAGCACAAACTCAGCGGTAAATACTACCATTAATCAGCTTCTTGATTCTGGTACATTATCAAATCGCCAATCTGGTTTCCTTGGTCGAGGATTACGCATCGGGCGTGGTAAGTCAATGACAATTGGTGCTGGTGAATGGAAGCATGTAGAATCCACAGGGGATGATTTACGAAAAAACATTTTTCCTGTTCCTGTTAGAGAACCAAGTCCGGTATTATTCCAACTTCTTGGTATGATGATTGAAGCGTCAAAAGAACTATCCGGGATGACAGAAATATTATCTGGACAAAGTCCAGGAGCTAATGTTCCTGCAGAATCTGTTCTCGCATTAATCGAGCAAGGACTTCAAGTATATTCAGCCATTCACAAAAGGGTTCATCGCGCTCAGTATAAAGAGTTTAAAAAGATTCAGCGTTTAAACGCTCTTTATCTTGATCAGATGGAATACACTAATATACTCGACGATCAAGAAGCGATTGTTCAAAGCGATTTTTCAGATAAAGATTTTGATATTTTGCCTATATCAGATCCGAATAGCACAACCATGATGCAGCGTCTCCTTAAGGCAAAAGCTTTACTTGAGTTACGAGGTCAAGGATTAAATGATCAAGAAATTCTTCGTCGTTACTTACTCGCTATGGATACTGAAGATATCGAACAGCTATTTCCTCAGGAAGAACAAGCCGATCCTATGGAAGAATTATCCTTGCAGAAGCTCCAACTTGAGATGCAAGAACTTCAGGCTAAAATCAACAAAATGGTTGCTGATACTCAGTTGGTACTTGC